ACCAAAGGTATGGTAAAAAACCACAAATTAAGCTGTGCCATCTCTGATTTGGGATTTTATGAATTTAAACGGCAACTTATTTATAAAGCCAACCAATGGGGCAAGAGCATCAAAGAATTGGACAGGTTTTATCCATCAAGCAAGACCTGCCACTGTTGTAATCACAAAGTAGATGAGTTACCACTTAACATCAGAAATTGGCAATGCCCAAGTTGCAACACAATGCACGACAGGGACATTAACGCCAGTGTTAATATTTTAAATCATGCCACAAAAATTTTAACGACAATTTAGTCGTTAAAAGGCGGTGAGTTCCACCGTGTCAGTCTATGGAGTTGATGTAAGACTTTAAGCCCAATGGCGAGAGCAGACAACGGTGAAGTAGAAAGAAAACACCAAGTTTGTCTGTGGGTGGGTTTTTTGGAACGGATTAATGTTTGACAAACTGGCAGACCCCTTATATCGGTTAAATAACCTTTATTATATTACCGACAAGACAGGTAAAAAGGTCAAATTTAAGATGGCCGCTGAGCAATATGATTACTTTGAACATGAACACAGCAGGAACATCATTTTAAAAGCACGCCAATTGGGATTTACCACGCAGGTGTGCATCATGCAGTTAGATTGTGCGTTATTTGAATCAAAAAAATGTGCCTTGATTGCTCATACCCTACACGATGCCAAACGGCTTTTTCGTGAAAAGGTCAAATTCGCTTATGACAACCTGCCTGAACTTGTCAGGCTTGCCAACCCCATTAAGATTGAAACCAAAGAAGAGATGGTATTTGAAAACGGTGGCAGTATTACGGTAAGTACGTCATTTCGTGGTGGCACATTACAAAGATAGCATGTCTCAGAATCTGGTAAAATCTGTGCCAAATACCCTGATAAGGCACGTGAGATTGTTACAGGGGCATTTGAAGCGGTTTCATTGGGCGGTATTGTAACACTTGAAAGCACCGCCGAGAGCAGACATGGTTATTTTTATGAATTTAGCCAAATTGCACAAAAGCTGTCTTTAATGGATAAGAAACTAACCGCCCAAGACTGGCGGTTTTTCTTTTTTGCATGGTGGCAGAACAAAGAGTACGCCATGACCACTGAGCCTATCAGCGAGCGATTACAAACGTATTTTGACAGCTTAAAAGCAAAGTATGACATATCGCTTAGCGATGAACAAAAAGCATGGTATCAAGCAAAAGAACGCACACTGGGCGATGACATGAAGCGAGAATACCGTCATTACCAATAGAAGCCTTTGAGCAGAGTATTGAAGGTGCGTATTATGCCAAGCAATTTGCCTACTTATATGCTAACAGTCGCATTGACAAACTGCCTGATAATGAGCATTTGCCCATTGATACTTATTGGGATTTGGGCGTATCAGACAGCACGACGATTTGGTTTATCAGACAAGTAGGTGATGAATTTCACATTGTTGATTATTACGAAAATTCAGGCGAGAGATTAAATCATTATATCAAAGTGCTAAAAGATAAGGGCTACAAATACGCCAAGCATGTTGCACCGCATGATATTGATAATAGACAGCTTGGGGCTGACCGTGCTAAGACTTTACGAGAACTTGCACGAGATGGCTATGAGATTGATGGGCAGATATACCGATTAAATTTTGATGTTGTCCCAAGAACAAGCAATGTCAATGAAGACATTGAAAAAGTACGCCAAATCTTGCCCAAATGTGCCTTTGATGCCATCAAATGCGAGCAAGGCATTAAAGCGTTAGAAAGTTACCGCAAAGAATGGAACGATAAAATGGGCGTATGGCGTGATAAACCATTGCACGACTGGGCAAGCCATGGAGCTGATGCGTTTCGTTATTTTGCAACTTATCAGACAAAACAGCAGTATGCAACACAATTAAAAGTGAGAATGTACTAATGAACCCTGATTATATGCTGCCTGAGCTTTTAGAGCAAATACCCAAATGGACAATGATTGAAGATTGTTATCACAGTCAAGATACTATTGTCAAAAAAGGCGAGATTTATCTGCCAAATCCCAGTCCCATTGATGAGAGTGAAGCGGTTAAAAAACAGCGATACATAGATTATCAAAAACGAGCTGTTTTTTATAATGTTACCAAACGAACCGCCAACGCCATGGCAGGGATGGTCTTTGCTAAATACCCCACGCTTGACATACCGCCAGAACTAGAACGCATTAAAACCAATGTGGACGGTGGTAGTCTATCGCTAGTCGGTCAAGCACGCCAAGCCTTTTTGATGTTGCTTTTAAAGGGGCGTGGTGGATTGCTTGCCGATTACCCTTATGTGCCTAGTGATGAATATAAGCCAACCAAAGCACAGGTTAAAAAATATAACTATGTGCCAAAAATTAGGCTTTTTGAACCAAAGCATATCATTAACTGGCGTGTTGAGCCTATCAATAACGCCAATAAATTAACCCTGCTAGTGCTAAAAGAAAGCTACATCAAATCCGATGACGGCTTTAAAGCAGAGTATGGCGAGCAGTTAATCGTGTATCGCTGGATTGACGGTGTGGTACATCATAGCCTATACCAAAAGGACGGGGTATGGCGTGAAGTGCAGACAGGCGTGTTAAGCGTTGCCGATATTCCATTTACCTTTTTTGGGTCAAATGATAATGACGAAACCATGGATGATGCACCGCTTTATGATTTGGCGGTGTTAAACCTTGCCCATTATCGCAACAGTGCTGATTATGAAGAGGGTAACTTTATCGCAGGACAGCCCAGTTTATTCATTACAGGACTTACCAAAGAATGGGTAACCGACATTGTCAATCAAGGCAATCCCATCCGTCTGGGGGCAAGAACGGCTAACATCTTAGGCAGTGGGGCAAATGCGTTTTTATTGCAGGCTGATGCCAACAGTGGGTTATATGAAGCCCTGCAAGATAAGAAAGACCAAATGGTGGCATTAGGGGCAAGATTGATTGAGCCTAACGGTGGCACCAAGACTGCTACCGAAGCCCAAAGTGAGAAAGCAGACGAGACATCGGTACTTGCCATGCTTGCCAATAACCTATCGGACGCTTATAGTCGTGTGCTTAATTATTGTGCCGACTTTTTGGGTGTTAATCATGAATGCACGATGGCACTTAATACCAAGTTTGACAGCACCAAGATGACCCCACAAGAACGCCAACAGCTCATCGCAGAATGGCAAGCAGGGGCAATCACTTGGGGTGAAATGCGAGCAAGAATGGTGGATGATGAGATTGCCTACATTGAAGATGATGAGCTTGCCAAAGCAGAGATTGAGAGCGATTTAGGCTATGAAGAAACTAATCAATTTAGAACGTATCAAAGCCAAATTGGCGAATGATTTTAATGTCACAATCAAAGACATTTTGGCGTTTTTGCAAAGGGTGGTTTTTAATAAAGAGATTGGCGATTTATCGCAAAAAGAAGTAAATATTGTGATAAAGAAAACCGACAGCCAATTAAAAACCCTGTTTGGGGCGTTTATCACAAACTTAAAAACCGATTGGCGTAGGCTATTTAATCATCGCTATGAGGTGGACAGCCCAAAGAACATCAAGGCATTACAAAAGTATGCCGATGAAGTGTTTGCTAAGCCATTACAGCTAGATGGCAAAATGGGCATAACACTAGATGAGCTGCTAGATACATTCACCGACACAGAACGCAAGAAAATCACTAACGCCATCCGCCTTGCTCATCATGACGGTCTGCCCAATGCCAAACTTGTTCAAATGATAAGGGGGTCTAGGGCTAGAAACTACCAAGATGGGATTTTGGCAATCACAACACGCCATGCCAAGACCATTGCTCACACAGGCACAGCCATTGTTGCAAATCAAGCCAAGCAGGCTCTCATCGCCGATAATGCCGATATCATCAAAGGCATTAAAGTCATTGCTACCTTAGATTTACGCACCAGTAGCATTTGTAGGGGTTTAGATGGGGTGTTTATGCCTTTGGACAAAGCACGATATCCGCCCTATCATTTTAACTGCCGTACAAGTTTTGAGATTGTCTATGATGGCTATCAAACGCCCAAACAGCGAGCGAGCATGGATGGTGTGGTTAAAAACCAAACCTATTACGAGTGGCTAAAAAATCAGCCTGCCCAATATCAAGATGAAGTGCTTGGCAAAACCCGAGCGAAGTTATTTCGTGATGGTGGCATGACAGTAGAGCGGTTTAGGGCGTTACAGCTTGATAAGCATTTTACGCCCTTAACGCTTGAACAAATGAGAGCATTAGAACCCAAAGCATTTAAAAAGGCAAGCATCTGGTAGGATGCTTTTTTATCATCCGCTGTTTGTAACAGCAAAATCAAAGGTAGTAACCAATGAGCGAAAAACCAACCACAGTTTTAAGTGATGACACACAAAACCAAATCACCCCAGAGCGGTACAATGAGCTACAAGCAGAAGTTGACCGATTGCGTAAACACAGCGAGACCCTTTTGGCTGAAAAAAAAGCAACAAAGCGAACAGCGAAGAGCCGAACAAGCCGAAAAAGAGCGACTTGCCGAAGAGACAGCACGCAAAAAGGGGGATTTTGAGACGTTAGAGAAGCAGTATCAAGCCAAAATCCAAGAGTTAAACGAGCAAATCGCTAAGCGTGATAAAGAGCGTGATGAGAATTTGGTTAAATCACACGCCCAAAAGTTATCAAGTCAGTTAAGCGATAACCCTGCCAACCAAGAGATTTTACAAATACTCATTGAAAAGCGGTTATCCGCCAAAGATGGTCAAATCAGTGTGCTAGATACCAGCGGTGCTGTATCTATCATGACCCTTGACGATTTGGCAAAACAAATCCAAAACTGTGGTAAATACGACAGCTTAATCATTGGCACAAAATCCTGTGGTACAGGTTCAAACGGTCAATTAATTAAGCGAGCAGGTGATTACAGTGAACAAGAGCGATT